TTCATAATTGCTGTGTACTCTAATGCACCAAACAAGTTTTCCCATAGAATACTACCTGTAACAGCATCGTCACCTTCTTTAGCACGTTTCTTTTCACTTGCTAAACGATGACCTTTGTCATTCATGTATTGGTCTGTGAGCGTCTGTCTGACTTGTGCAACGATGGTCTCACCACCCATGTTGAGGGCACGAATAACCGAGGGATAGAGCGAGTTAATGTCAACTGCTCCGACCCATTCGTGCATTCCCTTCTTGGGCGTAGCAACAAAGGCACCTGCTGCCTGCTGGACTTCTTCTTCATTTTCAACCTTTCGTTTTTTATCAGGAACAACAAGCCCACGTTCGTGAGCCTCATTAAAAATAGCCATCTCAATCATTGCCACTGAACCCATTACTGTTGGAAGCAGTACTGTGTTTTCGTGTGCAAGTTGATTAGCTAATTCTAAAAACTTAAGTTTGTTGTGAATCTTCACCAACAACATTGTATCTTGTCTATTGTATTCAATGAACTTTTTAAAGTCTTTATTATATAGTTGGTCAAGAGTACCTTCATATTGTGTTTTGTTCTCGCCGACTTCCATCTCACCGATAGAATCTAGTTTATAACTGTGGCGTGATTCATAGTTATACTTTTTGTACAACTGTAGATAGTCCAAATGAATACGACCTACTAAATCATAAGTTGTTTCACTCTTGCCGTATCGTTCGTATTCTCTAGCTTTAGGCAGTTGACCCATCAAGCAAAACTTGCGTGTGTCATCTTTGCTCATCACACGTGTAACACGATTAACCATATAGGGAATATCGTAGCCCTCTGAGTTCCAGCCAGTCAATACATCAGCATCTTCGATGAGTTGAAAGAAAACATCAAACATTTCCTTCTCTGATTTGAAAAGCATTGTGTTTTCAAATTCATTGACGATTTCATTTGCTGTCTCAGGTGTCATATGTTTAGGAGCAATGACTAGCGTAATACATTGGTCAAGCCAATCTAAATAACAACTGATAGCAGTTACAGGATTGAATGGATCACTAGTAGGACTGAATCCTTTAACAGGATCAAAGTCCACCTCAATGTCAAAGAAGCATGTATGAAGTTTAGGTGCATCAACACCAAGATAGTTTTCGCTTAAACAACGAAAGACTACTGGTACATCACTCTCAAATAATTTCTTACCTGAGTGAATGCGTTTTTCTTTTTCAAACTCTGTGCGTTTGCGTGTACTGAAACGACTAACCGGGTTGCCATAGATACTACGTTGTTTACCCTTAGGATCAGGATAATACATTACATAGTTTGTAGGATATTCTTTATACTGGCGTATGCCATTTGCATCACGTTCTACAACGTAAATGCGATCCTCATCTCTGCTGTGAATAGCATCAACATAACTCATAGAGTCTTGCCGACAGTTTCCAAAATAGTGTTGAGTTCATCATGGTCTTTGTTAGTCTGACCGAGACTTGCCTTGTGAGCAATCTTAATTGCTTTCTTCAATGTACTAGCTTTGATTTCAAGTTCTTCTGCGACCGCTTTAATAGTGTCGTTCAATCCACCATTCAGTGTATCAATCTCATGTAGGACTGTCATGCCCTCATTGACTAATTGCGTTAGTTTAATCTTTGCGTCACCGTTAAAGGTTCTGTTATAATCTGACATAGGTTCTCCTTAAATATCTAGTTAGTATACTTGGCTTGCGTAGAGAAGTCAAGTATTTTGCTTATTTTCTACAATCTTCTTGACCAAAGTATGTAATCCTGGGTTAACTCGTAGTGCATGTGGCATTAGTTCATTACGAATGTAATTACGGGTATAGCGTGAGTTTTTGTTTGATTCATCTTCAATCCAAGGTACATTATGGCTCTCGCACCAATAGATGAACTCTTGTTTACGTGTAGTTAAGAATGGGCGCAATACATTGTTGCGTGTTAATGGAATGACTTTGGGTGTACCGTTGAGTGCTGAATGGATATATGTTTCTACACAATCATCTAAATGATGACAAGTGACTACTGGTCCAAGTTCACTCAAAAATTCATAGCGTTCTCTACGCCAGTATTCTTCCTGTGATTCTTTGCTACCTTTTTGACTGCGAGGTGATCCGTACAGCATAACAATACTATGTTCACCGCAGTACCTAGAAACAAACTCTGCGGCTTTTTCACCGTTCTGTGTTCTGTGATTAAAATGGGCAATCGTTACTTCGTGTTTGCGACTTAAAAAGTCAACAACTGCCATACTATCTACACCACCACTACATGCGACGGTGATACGTTTGGGTAAGGGAACTGTAATTTTAATCATTCATGTAGTATAACACAAACGATTTTAGGTGTCTAGTTAATACGGAAACTTTTTATGACGATTCCCATAATGTTTTACCATCGATGGCAATAGAAATTATTCTACTGCCTTTCCTAAATACGTTCCAATTAATGTCATTTATGTTTGTAATATTTCCAATAGGATATCTATTAATGGGTTTGTTTGAGTCAAATACAAATTTTTTAAATTCGAGATTATCCATTGTAGTGGCATATATCCTATATGGGTCAAGTATGAGATTAGGAGTCATAAATGTATTACCACCTACATCATCATTAGATGCGTCATCTTCATCATACCAACATTTAAAATGATCTTTACCCTGAATATCATCACCTATCCAAACGTTGTATTGATAATCATTATCAAAAGTAAAATCTTCGCCAAGAGGTTCTTGATTTCCATTTCCCCATAATGAATCACTATCATCTAAATTTATAGAATCTGCTGAACGAATTCCATAATACAGTTTATCCTTCAGCCACGCTCTACGTGCAATGTCAGGGTGTGTGAGCATTTCCAATTCACGTGCATTTTGGCTTAATGAATGTATTGTTGTAAAAATAACACTGTCCGGGGTATCTGTTTGTGGAATTAAATGATTGGTTTCTAGGTTGCATACAAAATCATATGCAGTAGTGACGTAATGTCTAGTCCAACGATTTAACTGAGATTGTTTTAAGTCTTTTGGATTGTTTATCAAGTGAGCCAGTTCACTAATTTCATATGAATAATCAGTACCATAGTGTTCTTGTAATAATTCAAATGATTGTTTAAGTTTATTAAAACGATTAATTGGATCAATTTTTTGATAACTAAGCATTGGACTTTTGGTAGCAGACCAAGAAAGGTTGGGTAATCGTTTAGCAATTCTGATGAGATAATCTTTCCATCTGTTTGCAAAAGAATTATCTATCAATTCAATATTGACAGTAGTTGTATGGTTAAATCTTTGTATATTATAACTTAGCATAGTAAGTTATTTATAGATTATTGAAATATGTTGTGATTTTTTTCACCATAGATTTTGATATACTTTCCAGCAAGCATATCAGCCATTGCTTCAATAGGACTACCGGGATAACTATCACCGGGCTCTATCATATTAAGTTCACCTTGACGAACGTGAACTAGTTCATGGAATACTGTACGCAGTATATCAACTAGGTTGCGATTGTTTACATAGACCCAAATCTTGTCATCGCCCATTTGATGACCACCGGTGTGGTGATTTGTTTGAGCCTCTTCAGTATCCATACTCAATTCAATGTGAGGTTTATTTTTTACATGAAGCTGTTGACAAGCCCAATCACAGAACTTGTCAACTTCATTTTGCAAATCAGAATCAACGTCATTCTCATCTAGTTTATTCTTGATCCAATTATCAGGTGTAATATGAAATTTCTTTACAAATAAGTCATGTAATACTTTTCCAGTAATACGATGTTTTAGTGCAACATTTTTCATTAACCGATCAATTGTATTATAGTCGTGCTTTTCTAAACTAGGCAATTTTTTTGCTAGCTCCTGAGCGGCCGATTCTGATAATACCTCTTTAAACCGCATATGATACTATCTTATTCTTCGGTTGTCCGAGTATGTGTAATACCTTGGTCTTCTAACCATTCTTCATATAAAGCTATAGAATCTGGATGTGTAGTAGATTCCGGTGTGCCATCACGCAATTTCCATGCATCAAGTATCTCTTGACCTTTGCGTAACAGTATCCAATCTTCTAGAAGTATAAACTCTTTCTCAGATGTAAACACGTGAGTTGTTTTATCTTTTTGACCTGTTACTGTAAACGTATGAACATGTTCGTACATATTAATTCTCCTATTAAATAGTATTTATCTTTAACACCAACTTTGTTTGGCATCTCCAAAGTATTCACGTGCATAACCGTTTTGAATCAACATAGCACGAAGGCTTTGTCCATTCAACAATATATCACCTAATACTCGTCCACCAAACTTATCCCATGCATATAGTGTTACTTGTCGTTTCTGTGCCGCCGCAACTGCGTCTTTGGTGAACTTACTTGCGGCTTGTCCTTTAGCATCCTCAACTGGGCATTTTGCCCTGAATCCTTTTTCAGGTGTGTCAACCCCGTATATACGAATAGCTAGCTCTGGTTTTAATGGTTGCGGTAAGAACGGAGCCGCAATAACAATAGTATCCCCATCACTTACACGCAATATATTTGCGTCATATGTTGCTCCAACGGGTGTTTTTTGGGCAATTGCCACAGTAGAAACTGTTAGTAATATTGCTATTATAATTTTTTTCATTGTTTGATTTCTTTTATAGAACCTATTCTACCGTCGTCTACATTGTATTGTAGTTTGATAAGTTGTCTTGCTTGTGCCACATCTTTTGCGTTCACAATTGCATCCATGTGAACTGAGTAATGGGGGTTCTTCACTAATATTTTAGCTGTATAACTTTTAAAACCCTTATATACTTCCTTCGCCTTCATTACTCACGTTCTCTCTTTAATGTAGAGCGGATGAACCAAGCTTTTTTGCCATACAAGTCTTGTAGTTCAGCCATATAGTTTTCGATACCATGTTGATTTTCACTAGCTGCCTCATCAAACATAGCAACAACAAGTTGACCCATTGCTTCACAATCTTGTAATGCTTCTGCAAACATTAGTTCAGCACGTGGAATCTTTACTTGGTCTTGTATAATAGATAGTTCAGCATAGCGTGACAAACTACCCGGAGTGTAAGCACCCAAAACTCTGATATATTCAGCGATAGGATCAATAGTAGCACTTACATCACCGTACAATGTATCAAAGAATGCGTGATATTGTGGAAAGTTACTACCTTCAACATTCCAGTGAAAGTTTTGTGATTTGATGGCGAACGCTTGAGTGCTTGCCAATAATACTTTTAAATTGTCTGCTAACATGTGATATGCCCTGTAATTATATATTTATCAAAATATCATTCAATCCATAACGTTCTATTTTGCAGTCAGGAAAACTACCCTGTAGGCTTAATACAACGTCTTTTGTTGGGTATTTTAGTTTGTTAAAGTCAATAAACTTTAATTCCATGTAAATTACTAGTTTACTGTATATATGTGATAGTTCTGTGATTTTAACAATTAATTCCGGTAAAGTTAAGTATTTGAAAAATTCAGATTTATAATATACTACTATTTCAGGATTGAATGTTTGTGATAATTCTCTACACGTTTCTATGTTATCAAGTTCTTTTCTAAAATACACATTGGGTAAATTTTCTAACGCAATAGAGTAATGGTCTTGTTCAATCGATATCACATCAGGAGATAATCCATATCCAAATGAGTCTATCCACATACTTTTCTTATTGTCTATTCTGTCTAAAATAGCACGATGCATGAAAGTTTGACTTATATTGGATTCAGACCATTGTTTAAATAGTGGATGAGTTGCGCCATAGAGTGAGTGAACTTGTGAAACACTTTGTATAAATGTTCCATCTTCATGTGATTTCATGTTATAAAAAATTGTGTAGTAGGGCTAGCAAAGTTAAAATGCGATCCTTTAACATTGGGTACATAGTGATAATCTATTACACGATTTTTAAATATAGATTCAATATAATCTAGTAACGCAATGTCATAATCTTCATTGATATCCTCAAGCTTATCAGTGTAAATTACAAATTTATTTATTGCTACACATACTCTTGGAATATTAATCAACAGTGATAAAAGTAGTTGTAACTTTGTTGAACTTATTGGGTTTTTAATAAAGATTAAAGCTTGGTCAACCTCATCTATTTTATCAATACGTTGGAAAAACTTGTCAAAATAATCATCACCTATTACCATTGTTTTTGTATTATCAAGCCAATCTATGATTCTTTGGTCTTGTTCAAATTCTATATTCTTTTCAGCAAAAAATGTCTTTTGCTGTTCTCTCCAAGATGATGGTGTCATTTTGTTAATGATTACTTACTTATAACAAATACTGTATTGCCTGTTAAAATACCCATATAGTTTCCTATACTACGTTCACCTAATACTGCTTGAGGAACAACGATTTGTCTTCCACTGCGAGGTCTAATATCAGTTGGTGATATTTCAACCATTCTATACTCTTTCCCTCCAACAGTTATAGTCTGTGCTTGCCTATCAGCACGTTCAGCACGGGCTAAGCCTTTAAAAGGATCTGATGTGTCAGATGAAGCAGTAGGTGGAGTAGTAGGTGGAGTATTATCAGGTGCTACTACTGTTGCTGTTGGCTTCAGTCCACCGGTAAAACCACCTTGACCGTCAGGTGTAACTCTGCGAGTATCTGCACTTGCTCCGGCTGCACCTAATGCCATTGAACCGGCTAATGCGGCTGCACCTAGTTTCTTTTTCCAATCTTCATCCAATTGTTTTACACCTTGCATGATAGCAGATTCTTTAACGGGTACACAGTTATTAACTCTAACTCCACCCTTCATCTTGGTGCCTTGCTTTTTATAGCCCTTCCAGCAACTAGGATCTAAACGTTGTTTTTCTTCTTCCATAGATTGCATTGGATCCCATCTTGCACCTGGAGTATTTTCCCAACCATCAAAGTAAGCTATGAATGACCCATTCATTGCCGGTGGATATCTAAACATTCCTTGATCCGCATGTGGCATTTTCTTCAACCACATTTGCTTCCATTGACCCAATGTCATCTTAGTGCTTGTACCACTTCGTGCATCGGGTACAACACCCATGTCGTTGTCTGATGGAACACCTTCGTTCATGGTTTCTTCTGCTACACCACCTTTAGTTACTAAACCAATTTCTAAATCAGGCTTGTTCTTTAAGATAGCATTTCTAGTATTGAGTGCGGCTTGTTTACTAGTAAATGTAACATCTTTGCCACCTTTACTCCATACTTTGCCGTTAATCTTTAAGCCCCAAACTTGTGCCGGAGTATCTAAATCATGTCTCTCATCATCTCTTTGACCGCGGCCAAATCCTGTACGATTTGCATGGTAGTTATTGTATGCTTCGTTTAGTTCTTCTAAATCACTGTGATTAAACGCAATATATGAATCACCGTTCTCATCACCGGCACGTATTACAAATACACCTGCATCGTCATCACCGGATTCATCTTGACCAATATCCCAACCCATTGCTGCCAATGTTTTTTGAGCCTTAGACATTTCTTGTTCTGTTCCTAACCACCACTTTGCGGCAAGTTGTCGTAGAATTTCTTCTTCATCTGGTTCACGGTCATCACCACCTACTGGTGCAAATTCTTTTAGTTTTTTAGCATCATTAGCAAACTCTTTCTTCGTTGCTTTGATGATACCACTCATACGCTTGTCGCCACGCTTATAGTCACCTTCTTTATCAGCGGCAGTAGCATCAGCACCAGCGGCTGTTTTATAGTCACCTAACTTCGTATTAGATAATTCGTTTAGTTGTAAACCTTTTAAAATGCTACTCATTTTATTTTGCTTTCTTTGCTTTTTGTGCATCATCCCATGCTTTGTCAGTTTTTACATTGTATTCTTTGCCACCTGCACCTATGTCAGCAACTCTTGAACCAACTTCTTTTTTAGTTTTTACTATTGCTTTGTTGCTTTTGTCTACATTCTTTTGTATCTTCTTAGCAAAGTCAATTTTACCTTCTTTGGTATCTTGTTTTTCAGTTTTACGGCGAGCAACATC